ATGTTTCGTCAACCGTGTGGACCTATATCGTAGATGATGACATCGTAATCAATGGCTGGTATTTCCTAAACGGTGAGCCAAAAATCTATGTTCGTGATACACCGGATGCGAGCTATGCATCCTGGGGACGAAACCAGATGACTCGATATAAGACCTACGCGCTTCGTGAATGGATATTTCAATCGAATGTCTACAATCTGTACCGGGAGCTGTTCTTGATTACGCCATACCTTGCCACCATCAATAATCTCGGCACTCCGGTCATCAAGACCGCAGATAAGACCATGAAAATCACATACACCATAACAGAGGAATGACTCTGTATCACTTCGGAATCAAGCATCTCATAACGAGGTGCTTTTTTCATACTCAAAATTCAAAGGAGGACAAACATTATGAAAGAATTCTGGAACACGATTCAACTTGCATTTGCAGCTGTCGGAGGATGGCTTGGCTACTTCCTCGGCGGCTGTGACGGTCTGCTTTACGCACTGCTTGCCTTTGTAGTGATCGACTATATCACCGGCGTCATGTGTGCGATTGCAGACAAGAACCTCTCCAGCGAGGTCGGCTTTAAGGGCATCTGCCGCAAGGTGCTGATTTTCCTGCTTGTAGGCATTGCCAATGTGCTGGATGTGCAGGTGATCGGCACCGGCAGTGTGTTGAGAACTGCAGTGATTTTCTTCTACATCTCCAATGAGGGCGTGAGTCTTCTGGAGAACGCAGCGCATCTCGGACTGCCGGTACCGGAGAAAATCAAAATCGTATTAGAACAGCTCCATGACAGAGCAGAAAGTGAGGATAAGTAAAATGGAATATACAAACAGCTCCTTGGTGTCCTACACCAAGCTCAGTCCGAATCACTCCGGGCAGCGTACACACAGCATTGACCGCATCACGCCACACTGCGTGGTCGGTCAGCTTTCCTGCGAGAGCATCTGCGGATGCTTTACCAGCCCTTCTCGTCAGGCCTCCTGCAACTATGGCATCGGCACTGACGGACGTATCTCCTTATGTGTTGAAGAGAAAAACCGTAGCTGGTGCTCCTCTTCTAATGCCAATGACCAAAGAGCCATCACCATCGAATGTGCCTCTGACAGGTCGGAGCCTTATGCGATGAATGATAAGGTCTATGCTTCCCTTATCTCGCTCTGCACCGATATCTGCAAGCGTAATGGCAAGAAGAAGCTTTTGTGGTTTGGGGATAAGAACAATGCCCTGAATTATGCACCAAAGTCCGATGAGATGGTGATCACTGTCCACAGGTGGTTTGCCAACAAATCCTGCCCTGGCAACTGGCTCTATGCCAGACTTGGAAATTTGGCTACGAAGGTTACGGCAGAGCTTTCCAGAGTCACATCTGATGCTGAAAACAAAAAGCCAGCAACTCAGATGTACCGTGTCCGCAAGTCTTGGTCTGATGCCAAGAGTCAGCTGGGTGCTTATAAGGTACTGGACAATGCCAAGAAAAAGGTAGACGAGAATTCTGGCTACAAGGTTTTTGATGCCTCTGGAAATGTTGTCTACCCGGCAGCATCCACACCGGCACCCACTCCTTCCAAGGACACTTCCTATAAGGTTCAGGTCAGCATCGCCAATCTGAATATCCGCAAGGGTCCGGGTACCAACTACGACAGAACCGGTCAGTTCACTGGCAAGGGCATCTTTACCATCGTTCAGGAGACTAAGGGTGAAGGCGCTACCCTCTGGGGCAAGCTCAAATCCGGATCCGGGTGGATTTCTCTTGATTTTGCAAAGAAGTTATAAGGCACACCTTTTCACAGGGTCTGTGGGAATTATCTCCTACAGGCCCTCTCTTTTTCATATTTTTTCGTCAAAACAGGCCTCTCTTCTCCATTGGATAGTGGAGGCAGATATTTTTATCTTTTTTCGGCCAAACCGCTATATCGCCTCCATTTAGTAGTGAGGAACTTCCTCAGATTGGAGGCAAGCTATGACAAGCGAACAGAAACAACAGATATATCTTCTCAGAGAAAAGGGATACGGCTATGCCACCATCGCTGAATCTCTCGGTCTTACAAAGAATCAGGTGTCCGCTTTCTGCCGAAGGAATGCACTGTCCGGTACTAAGGCGGAGACCAACACAAAAGAAAAGCTGGATGCCAACTGCTGCCGTTGCTGCGGGAAACCGCTGGTGCAGACACCGGGCCGCAAGCCGGTCAAGTTCTGCTCCCATAGCTGCCGTGTGCGCTGGTGGAACGCGCATCCTGAAATGGTGAACAAGAAGGCCATCTATCACTTTACCTGCGCCTGCTGCGGAAAGGAATTCACAGCTTATGGAAATGCGCACAGAAAATACTGCTCCCATGTCTGCTACATCGCAGACCGCTTCAAAGGCGGTGATGGCCGTGAATGAAGACCAGTTCGAGCGTGAAAAGCTCTACCAAGCGACCATGAATATGTTCCGTTCCATGCTTAAAAAGGGACTAATCACGCAGGAACAATACGCCATAATTGATACAAAAATGCGGGAGAAATACCAGCCGATATTCGGCACATTATTTCCCGAAGACGCTTGATAAATCGGGCTTTTAGAGTGATGTATAGTAGCTGGAAAGGAGTGATTCAAATGGCGAAGATCACGAAAATAGAGCCGCAGATACCGGCACTTCCGACCAGAAAAAAGGTCGCAGCCTACTCCCGTGTGTCAATGGAAACAGAACGGCTCCACCATTCCCTCTCCTCTCAGATCAGCTACTATTCGGAGCTCATTCAGAAGAATCCGGAGTGGGAATATGTCGGCGTCTATGCTGACGAGGCCATAACCGGCACCATCGCCAAAAAGCGCGATGAGTTTCAGCGCCTGATTGCCGACTGCGAAGCTGGCAAGATCGACATTGTACTGACCAAGAGCATCTCACGCTTTGCCCGCAATACCGTAGACCTGCTGAACACCGTCCGGCACCTAAAGGAGCTTGGCATCAGCGTCCGGTTTGAAAAGGAAAACATCGACAGCCTCTCCGGCGACGGCGAGGTCATGCTGACGCTGCTCGCTTCCTTCGCACAGTCGGAATCGGAAAGCATCAGCACCAATGTAAAATGGGGAATCCGCAAACGCATGGAGCAAGGCACTCCGAACGGACACTTTCGGGTGTACGGCTACCGCTGGGAAGGTGATCAGCTGGTCATTGTCCCGGAGGAGGCTGTCATCGTAAAGCGCATCTACCAGAACTTCCTTGATGGGAAGTCCCGCCTCGAAACGGAGCGCGAGTTTGCCACCGAAGGCATCACCACGAGGGACGGCTGCCGCTGGGTGGATTCCAATATCAAGGTCGTGCTTTCCAACATTACCTACACCGGGAACATGCTCCTGCAGAAGGAATACATCGCAGACCCGATTTCCAAGAAGCGCAAGAAAAACCACGGAGAGCTGCCGCAGTACTACGTGGAGAACACCCACGAGGCCATTATCCCGATGGAGACCTTCCAATATGTGCAGGACGAGATGGCACGACGCAGGAAGCTTGGAGCTTTTGCCAACAAGAGCCTGAACATCACCTGCTTCACGGCAAAGCTCAAGTGTGAGAAATGCGGCAAGAGCTACGTCCGGAACACCAGAAAGAACCGGGCAAAAATGACACAGCTCGACGATCAGCTGGTCGGCTGGGTATGCGGTTCCAGCAAAAAGAAAAACGGCGAGTGCAAGGCGATGGAGATCCCGGAGTACATACTCCGGCAAAAATGCGCGGAGGCACTCGGCCTTGAGAAATTTGACGAGGATGCCTTCGCAAAGCAGATCGAGGTCATAACCATTCCGGAGCAGGGTATCCTCAATTTCCACATGACAGACGGCACGCTCAAAACCCTCACATGGGTAAGCACTGCCAAGAAGGATGCATGGACAGAGGAAGCCAGGAATAAGGCCTCGGCCTACCGCAGGAACCACGCCATTAAGCGTGACGATGTATCCTGCTTCACGGCAAAGCTCAAATGCGCCGAGTGTGGCAATAACTACCGTAGGCAGACCCGAAAGAAATCCACTGGCGAGAAGTACCACCTTTACGCCTGTGCTACCACAAACACCTGCAGCAACAACTGCATCCACGAGGATACGCTCCGGGAGCTTTCCGCGAAGGCGCTCGGCCTTGAGATGCTGGACGAGGAGCTTTTCAAAGAGAAAATAGACCACGTTTCCATCTCACCGGGTGGCCACATTACCTTCTGCTTCTACGACGGCCATGAGGAGGCCATGACCTACAGCACCAAGCGCCGGATGCCGGGATGGACACCGGAGCGCAGGGAAAAGCAGGTCGAGGCCATCAAGGCCAGCTTCACCGAGGAACGCAAGCAGAAAATGAGCGAAAACATGAAGAAGATAAGGAGTGAAAAATATTGGGCATCAACCAAGGCAAAAAAGTAAAAACCATCCCGGCCACGCTGACGCGCTTTACCGCTTCTCCTATTACGGAGCAGAAAAAGCGCCGGGTGGCAGGATACGCCCGCGTCTCCACGGATCACGACGACCAGTTCACGAGCTACGAGGCGCAGATCGACTACTACACCAATTACATCAAGAGCCGGGATGACTGGGAGTTCGTGAACGTGTACACCGACGAAGGCATAACCGGCACCAGCACCAAGCACCGCGAGGGCTTCAAGAAAATGGTCGCGGACGCTCTGTCCGGGCAGATAGACCTCATCGTTACCAAGAGCGTCAGCCGCTTTGCCAGAAACACCGTCGACAGCCTGACCACCATTCGCCAGCTCAAGGAAAAAGGTATCGAGGTGTATTTTGAGAAGGAAAACATCTGGACCTTCGATGGCAAGGGCGAACTGCTCCTGACCATCATGTCCAGCCTTGCGCAGGAAGAAAGCCGCAGCATTTCCGAGAACTGCACGTGGGGCCAGAGAAAGCGTTTTGCAGACGGCAAGGTCACTATTCCGTTTAACCGGTTCCTCGGCTATGACAGAGGTGCAAACGGCGAGCTGGTGGTCAATCTAGAGCAGGCAGAAACCGTCCGGAACATTTACGATATGTTCCTGCAAGGCCTGACCTACCACGGCATCGCGCAAAAGCTCACCGATAATGGCATCAAGACACCGGGCGGCAAGGATAAGTGGAGCATTTCCACGGTCAAGAGCATTCTCAGCAACGAGAAATACAAAGGCGATGCCCTGCTACAGAAGCGCTTCACGGTCGACTACCTGACGAAGAAGCAGAAAAAGAACGAGGGCGAGATCCCGCAGTACTATGTGGAAGGAAACCACGAAGCGATCATCCCACCGGAGAAGTTCGACATGGTACAGCGCGAGATGGCCAAGCGCGGCAGAGGCAAGAAATATCACAGCGGCGTGCACCCTTTCTCCAGCAAAATCCGCTGCGGAGAATGCGGCAGCTGGTACGGCTCAAAGGTCTGGCACTCGACCGACAAGTACCGCCGGATCATCTGGCAGTGCAATCACAAATTCGACGGCGACAAGCGCTGCACCACTCCGCACCTGACCGACGAGCAGATTCAGGATGCATTCCTGTCGGCGGCAAACAAGCTGCTGGCCACAAAGGACGCGGTCATCGCCAACGGACGAGCGATGATGGAGCTGCTCTTCGATACCACGGAGCAGGAGGCCGAACGGGATAGGCTGCTGGAAGAAGCTCAGATTGTTTCCGATGCTGTCCAGCAGAACATCTACGACAACGCCCACGTCGCCCTCGACCAGAAAGTCTACCAGAAAAAGTACGATGACCTCACCGCCCGGTACGAAACCCTCAAAGACCGGCTTGACGAACTGAATGAGCAGATCAGCCAGCTTCAATCGCAGAAAGGCAACTACGAAGACTTCATCCGGGCTTTCAAGAAACTGCCCGATCAGATCACAGAGTTCAGTCTCGACAGCTTCAACGGGCTGGTAGACTTCATTACGATCAATGCTGCCGATGACATTCAGGTGACCTTCCGCAACGGTCAGACCATCAAGGCATAAAAGCTCACCTGACCTATAAGCACTCTGGCGGTTTTCATTCCGTTGGGGCGCTTTTAATGATATAATTGTTACCAATATATAATTTACATTTATCTATCGTTATCTGTTATGTAACAGAAAGTCTTTATTTTATTGCCTTTTCTGTTATAATTCAAACTGTCGTTAGCGATAAAACATCTGATGTAACTGCACGGCCACCAGCCTGCATCAGGGAAAGGAGTTCAGGTATGCGTACGAACGGTCTGATAATTTCATATGAGGATGGCAAGAACCGCGTATTAACATCTCGGTATGAAGAAGATTCCAGCTACCCGGTCGGAAACCTGATGTGTCTTATTTTTCAGGGAGAGATCCTTGATGACATCAGCCGTATCCTTCATAACTGCATCTACGCCTGCCCTATGAACGAAGATGCTCTGACGCAGGACAGCATTGAGGAAGCGGAGCGCTATGTTCTCTCCTCACTTCTCTACGACGACTTCTATCCGGCGCAACGGATCGCACAGGGCAGCTTCATCCGAGTAATAGAACAATACCGGGCACTCGACAGTCAGAGTATGGCGAGACTCCTTCAGGAAGAGCTACGGAGGGTCAGTGAGGTAGATATGCCGTTCAATGATATCGGGTTCTCAAATGTCGGCACTTTTCTTCGCCTTTGCTTCAATAACTACTATGTAGACCTGGTAAATGCCCTCAGCTTCTTTACCGCTTTGGCAGCGACATTATCGGGTGCGGCGGATGAACAGGAAAATGCGACATACAATGATCTGCTCGGCAGCCTGCAGAATCCGGATATCGTTCCGGGCATAGAAATGAAGTCCATACTGGATGCCTCTGGCGGGATGAATAATTACTATGTAATAAGCAGTTTCCTCTCTCTCGTGATATTTGAGTTTGCTCATATAGAAAGTTCTGACGTGGTTATAAGGCGGTGTCAGAACCCTGACTGCGGTAAGTTTTTCACGGCGAAAAGGTCAGATGCAAAATACTGTAGTTTCCCGTCGCCGCAAAACCCGTCGCGGCTGTGTAAAGATTATTATCCTCAGCTGCTGCACCGGAAGAAGCTCAAAGAAAACGATCTGGATCGTCTAATTAAGAACGCATACGGAAGGCTATATAACCAGAAACGGCGGCATCCAGACAGGGCTGACGAGGTGTCAGGGCTTATCAGTACGTTACAGATCGAAACCGACAGTAAGAAACAGGAAGTGCTGAATGACAGCATGACAAAGAAGGATTTTGAAACATGGTTAAAGAGTTTAACACCCACGAAGGGAGACGATATTTATGAGTGAAGCGATCAAGGCAATGGCTGACATTTTTTCCGGAAAAGGTGGTACGATCCGGCTGGCAATCTTCGGATCACTGTTTAGTGCAGTAATTTATGAGATTCTGGATTCGAAATATGATCTCAGAGCGAAAACGAGCAGTGGGGCTTCCATTTCACTCACGCCAGCATCTGAAAGAGCAATGACAGACCTGTCAGTCTCTGACTGCAAACCGAGTGAAGGAATTACAGCCGAAACCGGAGGAAACGTGCCTGTAGCAGATACATCCAATCAGACACCCACAGAAAGTCAGACAGAAGAAAATAACGGATGAAACACAATGGTCAGTCGCTTGGGGTTAGTTCCTGAGCGGCTGATTTTTATAGGTGAAGTTGATAAGTGCTGTTTGATTCTTCTGTTTGAACCTTCATCAGCGTCTCCAGCATATGCTTCCCGATGGCTTCCGGATCATAATCGAATCCGGCACAGACGAGCCGCAGGCCATCCGGTGTCAGCATCTGTCCATGATCACGAGCGTGGCACAGGCGCTGATATTCTTCGTACTGTTTATTCGTAAGCTGGTGCATCTACATTCCTCCATATACAAAACGAGCCGGGACTCATGCCCGACCGAAACACCTGACCAAAAAACGAAACCCCTAAGAGGCAACCGAAACCCCTACGGTCAGGCAACATTAAATTGTATTAAATACAGCGTTTTAATTTCATAGACCTTGTTGATCTCTGTTTTCCCGACCGTTCCCAGACGGGTCAGAAGTTCCGAAACGTCCGCCGGTGTGAAGAATTCTCCCCCGGACTTTCCGGCATTTGACGCGTACATCGTCATC